AAAGAAACAAGTAAACCTGTATCAGACTTTCCATTTCCAAAGCTAAACGAATACACAAGAGGTTTGTTTCCTAGTCAGATCTTTACAGTAGCTAGTGCTAGTGGTGCTGGTAAGTCCACGATATGTAGGGAGCTTTGCCACCACTTTCTTAAAAGAAACCTCAAGGTTGGATATATTGGGTTAGAAGAATCAGTACAAAGAACTCTTCAAGGTCTTGTAGGTATTGACTTGAACATTCCTTTGCACTTAAATGAAGATGGCATAACAAAAGATGATCTGCGGATTGCGTTTGATAACCTCACATCAACACGCAATCTTTTTTTATACAACCATTTTGGTAGTCTTGAGCCTGATGTATTACTAGAACAGATAAGATACTTAGCTACTGTTGATGGAGTAAAGGTAGTAATACTAGATCATATAAGCATAGTTTTGTCTGGTCTTGAACTAGATAATGAACGCAAAGCAATAGATATAATTATGACCAAGCTTAGAAGTTTGAGCGAAGCAACTGGCATAGCTATTGTATTGGTCAGCCATTTACGCAGACCACAAGGACAATCACATGAGTCTGGTAGAGAAGTAGATACATCTGACTTGAGGGGTAGCCATAGCCTTCTTCAGTTATCTGATGTCGTGTTATCTGCATCAAGAAACCAGACAGGAGATGCTAGTGAGAGACAGCGATTACAGCTAAAGGTATTGAAGTCTAGACATACTGGTATGACAGGTGAAGTAGATAAATTATTATACGACCAGAAGACAGGTCGG